CCATCAGCTGGCTCTTCCACTTCCAGAAGGTTTGCCCCGCCTTCTTCTTGACCGGTTTGCCCTTGCGGACCGGTCCCCAGGTTACGAACTCCTCCACGTTCTCCAAGATAATTACCCGCGGCCGGACCGTCCCGGCCCAGCGCAGCACGATCCACGCAAGGCCCCGGATATTCCGATCCACCAGGGCCGCACCCTTGGCTTTGGAGAAATGCTTGCAGTCTGGCGAGAACCAGGCCAGGCCCACAGGCCGCCCCCGGCATACCTCCCGCGGGTCCACGTCCCACACACTGGCCTGAAGGTGTTCCGTGTGCGGGTGATTGGTCTTGTGCATGAGGATCGCGTCCGGGTCGTGATTGATAGCGATTGCCACAGAGCGGCCCGTCGCCAGCTCCATTCCCGTGGACGCGCCGCCTCCGCCCGCGAAGTTGTCCACAATGATCTCGTCCAGCAGATTGAGCTGGGCGCTCGTGCGCCCGCTCATTCTGTCACCCCCGGCTCCTTACGCAGCGTTCTCATTCAGATACCCCCCGCGATTGTTCGCGTGTGACGCTGAAGAAGTCTATCCCCTGCCGCACCTTCGGCCCGTCCTCCCACACGGGGCTTGTCGGCTCCACAAAGAGCATGCCCAGCATGGCACGGAACGAGGCGGCCGCCTCCACATTCCGGCTCCGCAGCCGGGTGTGAATGATCTGCGCCTGCCGCGCGATGTGGGCCACCATGTCCATCAGGTCTCCGGAGCCTGCCAGGGTCACGCCCTGCTCGCCCGCCTCGTACTTGTATTCAAAATTCATAGAAATGCCCTCTCTCTTCCGATCAATGTCTCCTGCGGCTCATAGTTCAGCCAAACCGTTTCCACTCTGCCCCGGCCTCCCTCGGCCTGTGCCTTTTTATGCAGTTTTATCCATCCCTGCAGGTGCCGGTCGTACAGTGCGTTGTCATAACCAGACAGGATCACCGGCCCCGGGTGTTCCTTCAGGGCCTCCAGCAGCCGCACGTGCTCTGCATCTTCCGCCATCTCTATGGAATACTGCCTTCCCTTTCTGGTGGATAGCAGGTAGGGCGGGTCCGCGTAGATCAAAACGTCAGGATGCCGGAACCTCTGGATCATCTCCACCGCCGGGAGCTGTTCGATCTGCGCTTCCTTCAAACGTACCGCCGCGCAGACGATCCATTCTGGCAGCTTCCCCCAGTACCGCACGTCATAGCCGTATTCCCGCCCCGCGCAGTCGTTCTTCCACCCGTTCTTATATATCGCGCCGCTGCTTCCGTGCGTCTGCCAATACCGAACCAGTGTCAACCGGGCCGCCTCTACGCCCTCCGCCCGGTTGCCTGCTCTGTGCCAGCTCCAGGCCTGCTCGTATTCCTCGCGGCTGTACGGCGTCAGCGCCACGGCCCGGGCCAGTTCTTCTGTTTTTTCCCGGACGCAGCGGAAAAGGTTTGCGATCTCTCCGTCCAGATCATTGATGGTCTCAATGCGGCTTGGCGGCTTCTTGAAGAACACCGCCCCGCTCCCGAAGAATGGCTCCAGATAGCTTCTGTGTGGCGGCATAAGCGAGATGATCCAGTCCGCCATCCTCCACTTGCTCCCCGGATATTTCAGCACGGGCCGCTGTGCAGTGTTTCCACCCATCATTTCTTCGCACCCCAGTCGATGGCCTGTCCGCACTGGCCACAAAACCGTTGCTCGTTCCCGTCCTCGTTGTGCAGGTGCTCGCCGCTCCCGCAGTGCGGGCAGGCCAGCAGGTGCTCGTCCCCGTCCGGGTGAGGCGGCCGCGGCTCCAGCCTCCGCAGGGCCTCCATGCCCATCCGGCACGCTTCGTTCACCGGCTCCAGGCTCTCGTACTGCTCCCGGTGCTCCGGGTCCAGAATTTCAATCGCTCGCTCGATCTCCATGCTTCATCCTCTCCTCTCTGGCCAGCTCGACCTTTGCTTTTCTCAACAGCCAGGACTGTATGCACCGTTCACACATCCTGCCGTCGCCCTTCAGGTCCACCCTTTTGCAGTCCTCCGGGTCCTCCAGCCTGCACAGCCCGGCCTTGTGCATGATGAACGCGGCGATCTTCACCGCCCGGGCCTCTACGGTTTCAGCCTTCACCGCCTGTCGCCTCCTCCATGCCGATCTGCTCCATCGTCTTTTCCGCTTCCGCGTCCTCCGCGCCCTCGTCCGCCGCCGCCCGGCTCCGCTCCCGGTAGAACTGCTCCATGCACAGGGCATGGAACTCCGACAGGTCCGCCAGATATTCCTCTGTCACCACCTGCACGGGCATGACCGCCGCCAGCACTTCAAATCCGTCATGCACCACCAGGTAGGGCCGCCCGCTGGCCGCCATCCTCCGGGCCGTGTACCGAATGTAGTCGCTGTCCTTGATCTGGTCCCCGATGGGATACAGCAGCTTCTCCTGGTAGAAGATCAGCTCTCCCGTGTCC